GAAGGAAGTAGAAGGGGCGGTGTTCATCACACCGCCCCGTAAGTCGGTTTAGCTATCCGCAGAGGCAGCGAATTTGGCGAGGCCCTTGGGGTTCTTCACGCAGAGGCCGAAGATGGCGCTGATCACGCCACGAGGTCCGCCGTCAAGGTCAGGCAGAGCCTTGTAGCTCCACTGCTTGTTCATGCGCAGCTCCATCATCTTCATGTCCAGCGCGTAGCCGCGGCGGGCATCAGCCACCTTGGTGCTGTTGTTGTAGGCGAGCCAGTTGCTGAGCACGAGGTCGTAGGTGCCGAAGTCACCTTCGAGGGATTCAATGTTGTCCTGATACTTCGTAGCATCACCGCGATTGCTGCGGAGGATGGCGGTGAAGTTGGACACGGTGGGCTGATAGCCGACCATGGTGGTGAAGCGGGCCTTCAGCGAGGTGCCACAGAGCAGCATGTAGGTCTGGCGTTTGCCAGTCTGCGTGTATTGGCTCTTCATCACATCGTTCACGATGGCCTTCGTCAGGCTGGCGAGAGCGGTGGCATCAATGCTGGCGGATGGGGTGAGGAAATCCGCATCCACAGGAAGATCGGCCTGAGCGGTGGCTTTAATCCATTCACCGATACCGCGCGTCTTGTAGGGCACGGTGCCGTTATCGGCCTGAGAGGTGTTGTCACTGCCGAGCACGGCTTCGACATCGCGTTTGCACTCGATGGTCTTCTTCATGATGGCGTTGGCCATCTCGGAGGTGACACCGGCCACGTCGCTCACGTCTTCGGCCATCTCGGTGACCATGGGTGTGCGGCGGACTTTTTGCACACGGGCGGACAGCACGGCGCGGTTTTCGGCGGCGTCTTCATAGGTGGAGACATCGGCACCGTCCACGACACCTTCGGTGTTTGGGGCGTCGTAGGCGTCCACCTGCCAGTCAAAGCGGGTGCGGACGAGTTTCTTTCCTTTCGGCAGGGCGGAGAGCAAAGGGGTGTCCTTCGCGTCGATATTGTAGATGGAGTCGGCGAGGTCTTCGCGGCGTCCGACTTGAGTGCGTTCAAAGGTTGCAGGCATGATCGTGGTTCCTTAAATGAGTGTTAGGTTTGGAGGATTCATGTCCGCGTAGGCCAGTAGTGATCAGGCGGCGAAGGAGGCTCTTGCCAGTTGCATGGCGAAGTTTTCTCCCTCATCGGCAGGCTTCTGGAGGGTTCTTCGGGCAGGCGGTGGGGACGGCGGTGTGACCTTCGCGGCAGGTGTGGCATCAGCTTTCGGTTTCGTCTTGCGCACGATCTCGTAGGCCCCGGACTCGATCAGCTTGGCAACCGTCAAACGACCCAACAACAAGTCGCGTTCGGGGCTGGCACTGATCTCCGGGTGAGCGGCTTCGAGTTCACGGACGAGTGCCTGGCGTGGGCTGCTTGGGTCCAGCACGAAAGGGTATTTCACCTTTGCCTGTTCACTCGCTGCCGTCCTGCGTTCTGTCCGTTTGGTGATCACAGTCCGCGCCTTTTCAGCCGCCTTCTGTTTCTTCACCAAACCCCGCCGGTATTCCCGCACCTGCTGAGCTGTGTATTCCACATCCTCACCAGCTTCGTTCTTCCCGGTGTAGCCGTCTTCATGATCCTCTGCCCATTCCAGTTCCCGCGTGAGTTGAGCCTCCATCGTATCGAGGTCGGCCAAACTCTTCACCGTCTCAAAGCCGGGTGGCAGGTCGCTGACGACCACTCCACCTTCCTTGATCTGGCGTTCCAGCTCCAGCACCTTGGCTTCCTTCTCGGCGAGTGTGGCAGCCATTTGACGGGCTTTCTCACGCGCTTTAAAGTTGTCCTTTTCCAGTGCTCTTGCCTTCTTGGCGAGTTCCTTCAGGTCTTCACCGCCGTCCCCATCGTCTGCATCAGATTCGTCTTCATCGGATTCGGATTCGTCTTCATCTTCGGGCAGCACCGGCTTGTCAGCCGCAGGCTTGCCATCAGACTCGTCTTCCTCGTCTTCATCGTCATCGGACTCCTCCACAGCTTCACGCGTGGGTTTGGCGGACTTGTGTGCAGCGGTGGATTTCTCCGCACGCTTCACCGGTTTCTCAGGGCCTTCCGCTTTTGCCAAGGCATCGAGCTGGGCAGCAACCGTGTTGCCAGCCAGAGCTTCTGCCCAGTTTCCAGGGGAGCTTCCTTCGTCACCATGAGTGCCTGAATCGGCGGCACCCGCTCCGTTACCTCTTGCGGAAGAGGCCTCTGGCAGCACCGAAGTGCCTCCAGCATTTGGACCCGCATCATTGTTAGTTTTTGCCATAATCGTGCTGCACTCCCTGAGCGCGCCGATAGCAAACCATGCCCTTCCCTCTCCCGGCAATGCACCGGGCTCCGTAATCAACGGCATTCACCGTGAATCGCCGCTATTCAGCGGCAATATCTTCTGTCCCGGGTGCCTTCTCCGTGGTTTTGGCGATCATTTCATCCCGCAGATCAATGAGATAGCGAGCCGCTCCAGCCGCCTCATCACGAATGCGCGGGTCCTGCCCACGCTTGCGGCATTCTTCATGAGCCTGGGCAATGAAGCACTCGATGAGTGACATCATGGCCTGCATTTCCTTCCGATCCCGCGTGCCGGCCAAGGCATCCGTGATCTCGCGCTCTGTCATCGATCCCGCTTCCTGGCAGGTTTCAATCAGTTGGGGGGATTTCATGGTTTAAGCGGCCTCCATCACCGGTTTAAATCCCGTCCTGCCCGTCTGGGCATTCTCGGTGCGTTGCTGGATCTGGAACTGGAAGGCTTCGAGGCGGGCGTTCATCATCTCGGTGAAGCTGCCACCCGCAGCATAGGCGGCGGCCACGTTGGGGTTCGTCTGCATCTGCTCCTGATCGGTCTGGAGTCGCACGGCGGCGTCCATGTCCTCGGTGATGCTGGGCTCAATGCCGGTCAGCATCATGGCGATGGCGGATTTCTCGGCCTCCACCTGCTCCAGGTTGCGCTCCTGCATCCCGCCAGTCACCAGATCGGCCAAGCCTGGGTCAATGTTGTTCAGCAGCCAGCTCACGACGGGCACGGTCGGCACCTGCCCGGCCACACCGGGGATGCTGAAGGCGTCCTTCAAAGCACTCCAGCGCTTCTGCAAGTATTCCATGTCGAGAGACTTCACATCGAATTCGAGCACAAAATCAAAGCTGCCCGCGATCTCTTCCCGCGTGACTTGGAACGGTAGCGGCCCACTGCCGAGCACGCGACTCACGAACAGCGGCTCCATGAACTGCTGATCCATGGCGAGGATGCGAAGCAGGATCTCGCGCTCTTCCAGAAGGGCACAGGTGACCACCCATTGCTGGTGCATCATCACCTTGGCCTGCGGCACTTCGGCATGATGAAGGCCGAGCAGGTTTGCCACATCGCGCCGGATTTCATTGGCATCCAGGATGGTGCCCTGATCCAGTGGTGGGGGGCGCATGTAGTCGGCCTCGTCACCCTGGCCGAGTGGCAGCTTGCTGCCGGGCTCGTAATCCCAGCGCGCACCACCTCCAGCACGGCGCGCATTGACCTTCACGATGGGCATGGTGGCAAAGCTCGTGCGGTCCATGCTGGCATCGCGGTTGCTTTTCAGCAGCCATTGATGCGTGCCCACCATCTCCGGCACGCCACGGCTTTCAAACAGCGGCCGGGCTTTGTATTCCCGGCGCATGTCCACATAGCAGCCGTTGTCAAAGTAGTAGTCCACCAGCGTGTTCTTCAGGATGTATTCCTCACCCTTCTCACGATGCGACTTCCCGCACAGGCCTGGATGCAGGATGATCTCCTGCACAGCGGGGTAGCCCTCTTCATCCACGGTGTTCACCGTCACATGCAGCACCTCGTAGCTCTGGCGCTCCTTGCCTGCCAGACGTTGGGCAAAGGATTGCTTCGCCGGTTCATTGAACAACCGCTGAGCCGTGCTGCTCATCGCCTGCATCACCACACCTGTGTCGATCACTTGCTTGGGTCCAAGGGCAATCAAAGCATTCACCGCCTTCTGATCCCAGCCATCTGTCTTCGGTTTGGCCCGAATCTCTGGTTCGGAATAACTGTCAATCCGTGCCACCCAGGGCGCGCGATCCACCGGACACGTCCACCAGGGATAAAACACATCAATGCCAGGCAGATAGGCATGCACGCTCGGCTTGCCAGGTTT